CAAATGGTAAAGTAAACTCGAATAATAATGATTCATTATGTTTTTTTGTTAATCGGTTATATTCATACGCTTTAAACGTGATATTAGCTAACATGGTTATTCTCCTTAATTGATAATTCTAATTCCTCTAATTGAGTTTTTATATTGTCATAACATTCATTGATAGAATCATACCCAAATGGTATAGAGCCATTTTGTAGGTCTGATATATCAAAGAAAATACTTTGTATAGTCTCTAATTGCATTTTGTAGTCTCCTTAATTGGTAGATTGTCTTGAATATTTATATCTGATAATTGGTCATCATCTAAATGATAATTAGGTCTTAAAGTTATACTGCAAGCATTTCCGCAAGTAATTATTTGAAGCCTCATTGAATCGTCAGTGCTGTTTATTGCTGTTATAAGTGCTTTAATGTTTTGATCGTTATTCATTGTCAATTCTCCTTAATGTATCTATCATTTAATTTTAATAAGTCTTTTAAAAATTCAGTTCTTTTTTGTGGCGTAAGTTTTAATAGTAGTTTATATACTCTTAAATCTATTGAGTAGGTCATGATTTTGTCTCCTTAAATTAGATAAAAAGTCTTCTAGTTTATAAGTAAACACAATATCTCTTACACCCATTGAGACGCTAGAATAATGTTTTAATAATGCTTGTATCTCTTTAGTAGATAACTCATTATCATTAAGACGCTTTATAACGTCTTTATAGGGTAGTTTAAATAGTTCTGTATGATTCATTGTCAAGTCTCCTAGTAAGATAGCATTAATAATAAAAACATATAAAAGTTTATAAAGCCTAGTAATAAGATTAAAAAGTTTTTGAATAAGTTATTCATTTTTTTGCCTCCTGTTCTTTGATATAGCTTTCCATATTAACAATTGTGACTTCTTCATTACCTTCGTCAAGTAAGTCCATAGCCATTTTTAACGCTTTTTCTTGTGTTAAGTAATAAGCATTAACTTCAAATCCTGCTAACTCTTCTTCACAATAAACGCTATAAATATTATTCATTATTGATTCTCCTTATGTAGTTTAATGAATGATGTTTTATCAAAGTAAGCACTGTTAGAAAGCCCATGCTTTACAGGGTGTTTTCTATATAACTCATAAGAGTCAGCGTGAGTCTTTACCCCATAATTTTGCATAGTATCGCCAAAGAATCGCATTGAGTCCCTTGTAAAGTAAAAACTATTGGGGTTAAGTGATTCATGATTATATTTTAATTGACTTGAATTCATTATAAAGCCTCCTTATTAATATAATTGTCAATCTGTTTAATAATGCTATTGTATTGCTTTAATGATATAGATTGAGGTAGACATAAAGTCAAGCCTTTGTCAATCTGTTGTTTAATCTCTTTAAGTTCTGTTATAGATAGTTTCATAATAAGTCTCCTGTTATGTATAAGTAATGATATATAAGTTTATAAAGTTGTCAAGTATTCTTTAAACAATCTTTTAGCGTCTCTCTTAGTATAGTAATAGTAAGTTTGGTGTCTATAATAACCTTTGTATATATCTGATATAGTTAAAGACCCGTTATAATTTATAGTTAGTGACATGATATTATCTCCTGTTATATTGTCAAGTTTGATTAAAGCGTAGTTATAAAAGGAAATTAATCAATAATCCTGTAATAACTCTTTAAATGATGTTATGTCTTCGTCTGTAAAGAGACCATGTAACTTTTGACCATTTTTAATACATAGTTTATAAGTCTTTAAGTCTTTGATAGAGTTAACGTCATAACCTAGCATATCGCACCATTCATTAAAATCCATATTTAAAGCGTCTGAGTCCATTATTAAAGAATATAAGACATCAGATAATTTTGGGGCTTCTTTATGTGCTAACCCCATGTAATAATCAATAGTGAATCTTTTGTTATTGTTTTTAATGGTTACTTTGTATTGGTTAGCGTTCCAGTCGTCCTTAGTAGTAAAGCCTATAAACTTTGTTTGTATTAAGTCCGCCTTGTTTAAAGCATAGATAGATTGATACATGGTAAGTCTCCTATTTGTTTGTCAAGTAATACAATGCCTATATTAAACACATCTATAAACTTGTCAAGCATTATTTATAATTAAATTGTAACAAATTGTAACAGGATAGAATCCTGTATATATATAAAGGTAATAAGAATGAATGATGATAATAACCCTGTTGACAAAGAGGTCAATAACATGGTAGAATTAAAAGAGGTTGATAGCCCCCCTGTAGACGCGGTAGAGGATAAGACAGGAAAGGGAAGACCCCCACACCTTGCAACAGCAGACACCCGAAATAGAGTTTATATATTAAGTACAGTAGGAACTAGGCATGAAGATATAGCCACAGTACTTTCCATCTCACACGATACGCTTGTCAAGTATTATAAAGAAGAACTTGACAAAGGTCGTATTGAAGCCAACGCTTCTGTAGCAGAGACTTTATTTAAACAAGCTAAAGAAGGCAACACCACAGCTATGATATTCTGGCTTAAGTCTAGAGCTAAGTGGAAAGAGTCTACACAGCATGAGATTAGTGGTAATGCTGATGGCACACCAATAGAAGTAAAGATTGTTACAGGAATAGACTAGACCCCCCCCACCCTTTATTTTGTGTGATATGATTGCAACAATTATTTGAAACGGCAGTACCCAAATTTTTTATAGGATATTTTTATGGACTTACGACAATTAATGCAGCTATTAAAACAGTCAACACCATCAAATGTTGGCGTAGGTCAGCTAACAGAAAATGAAGCTAGAAGACTTATGGAAGGTGGAATGGAAGGAACGTTTAGCGGCATGGGCAACCTTACAGAAGCTGAAGCTGCAAGAATAAAACAACTTATGATGCAACAACAAATGGATGAGTTCTCTAGACAAAATGCTTTTATGTCTAATCCACAAGCAGTGCCGTATTACCAACAAACAAATCCACTAGGCAATACGATGACTAACGTATCACCACAAAGCGGTGGTTTGTCTGCACGCAATGCACAACCCAATATGAATTTAAACGCACTTTTAAAAATGTTAGGCTACTAAGGAGAACGTTATGCCAATGGTCGGAAAAATGAAGTTTGCTTACACAGAAAAAGGTAAGAAAGAAGCTAAGTCTTTTGCTAAGAAATCAGGTAAAAAAGTAGTTGCTAAACCTGCAAAGAAGGGCATGAAAAGTGGCTACTAAGACTGGACTATACGCCAACATCAATGCTAAACGTAAACGTATCGCTGCAGGCTCTGGCGAGAAGATGCGTAAGGTAGGCTCTAAAGGTGCTCCTACAGCTATGAACTTTAAAGAAGCAGCCAAGACAGCCAAGCCTGTAAAGAAGGCAAAGAAATGAAGGGCGTTAAACATTACTTACCTAATGGCACAGAGTGGACAGGTGCTACTCACAAAATGCCTAGTGGTTTATTCACAGGTAAAGAACATAGCAAATCATCTAAAAAACTTGTGCACTATAAAGACTTAAAAAAGAAATGAGTGCAGCTTGGCAGAAGAAAGAAGGCAAGAACCCTAAAGGCGGACTTAACGCTAAAGGTCGTGCCTCTTACAAAGCTCAAACAGGTGGCACTCTAAAAGCACCAGTTAAGTCAGGGGACAATCCTAGACGTGCATCTTTCCTAGCCCGTATGGGTAACAATGCAGGACCAGAACGCAAACCTAACGGTGAACCTACAAGACTACTCTTATCTCTAAAGGCTTGGGGTGCATCATCTAAAGCAGACGCAAAAGCTAAAGCTAAAGCAATATCAAAACGCAATAAAAAATAACAAGGAGGCGATGACCCTATATGGAGTCGCAAAAAACTTTAGATACTGGGTATAGACCGCGAGTCCCCCAAAAACTGATACACAATGCTGTAAAAGACAATCGTTTTGTAGTAGTGGTAGCACACAGGCGTATGGGTAAGACTGTATCTGCTATTAATCAGCTTATACACTCTGCTCTTATGTGCACAAAAAAAGAACCTAGATACGCATATGTAGCTCCTACATACAATCAATCTAAACGTATTGCATGGGACTATCTTGTAAACTATACAAGACCTCTAGGTGCTAAAGTAAACATTGCTGAACTTC